ATGATAACATTCAATAAACTTGGCCGCTACGGTCGACTTGGAAATCAGATGTTTCAAATAGCATCTACTATTGGTATTGCCAGAAAGAACGGGTATGATGTTGGTTTTCCTGAATGGAAGAATTGGGATGCGAAAGAGAGATTTGGAAGTGACGAAGATATAGATATGATGAAGTATTTTCCGAAGTTTAAAGAATATGTGGGTGGAGAATGGAGAATGCACAATGGTGTTCATCAAATACCATTCGGCTTTCACGGGTTCGATATACCTGATAACGTTTCTATCGAAGGTCACATGCAGAGTGAGAAATACTTCAAACATTGCGAACAGGAGATAAGGGAGTTGTTTACGCAGAATGTGTATGAAAATAATAAAATTTCATGCATTCACATGCGGTTGGGTGACTTCTCGGATCAGTTCGGATACCATCCTTTGCAAACGCTTGATTATTATGAAAAAGCTATTTACCAAATAGGCGCAGATAAAAGATATTTTCTTTATTCCGATGATCCCGAAAAGGCATGTAAATTAATTCATTACTGGTTTAATGGCAGGTTTGATATTTGGGTGATGCCTAAAAACGATTGCATGGATGATTTTAATCAAATGCAATCTCATGCTAACTTCATCTGCGCCAACTCAACATTCTCATGGTGGGCGGCATGGCTTGCAACGAATCCAAACAAAAAAGTCGTTATGCCGTCAAACTGGTTCGGCCCTGCATGGACAATACCTATGCCAACAGAAGACATTTATTTTGAAAATGTAATAGTGATATAATGCAAACAAGAATAAAGGTGGGGCGTTACTGGGCATCTTTATTTGGAGTTTGTTATAAACTTCAAAAGAGGGTTTGGTATGGCTGGAAAACCATAAGCTGGAATTATGTCTCCATTTTGGGATATGACAAGGAGTGGATAGAGTACTGGTTGTGGTGGGAATATGATAATTCAAATAAAAAACTGATAAGAAAAGCTAAACAACTATTTCCATGAGAATACTTTGGGCAATCCATCTTTACCCACCAATACATAATTGTGGTGCCGAATACGCAGCACATTTCGTTAATAAGTTCCTGCAAGACCAAGGGCATGAGGTGAGGGTTATTATCATGCGTCCAGATCATAAGCGAATTAAATACCCCTATGTTTATGACGGCGTTGAGGTTTTCGCTTATAGCAATCCTGGCGATGCATCTAATTTACCACAGCGTTCGAGCACTTTACTTGATCCATTCAGGTGGGCCGATATTATATTCTCACACCTGGACTTTAATAACTGGGCGCTCAATGTGGCGAACATGCTGGGTAAACAATTCGTGCATTTCGTTCATTCCAGCCATGTTTATGAACGCATGAAGGCGGCGAACGCCAAAGTTCCGGTTGCCGCCGTTTATAATGCTAACTGGGTAGAAAAGGAACTTAATTACAGTTTGCCGCATTGCACAATATACCCGCCTTGCGATCCGAATTATTACAATGTTTCTGCAGATCCGTCATGCAATGAATTTATTACACTAATTAACCTGAATGAAAACAAGGGCGGCAACATCTTCTATGAGATTGCTAAGGCTATGCCTGAAAGACGGTTTTTAGGCGTAAAAGGGAGCTATGACGAGCAGATCATAAAAGACCTGCCAAACGTAACGATAGTTGAAAATACGGCCTATATTCGTGAGCATTACAAACGAACGCGAATTTTGCTAATGCCTTCTGAGTATGAAAGCTGGGGGCGAACAGCAACCGAGGCGATGGCAAGCGGAATTCCTGTACTTCATAGCAATACGCCAGGACTTAAGGAAAATGTTGGCTTTAGCGGCATTCCTATAAAAAGGGATGATATAAAAGCATGGGTTAAAAGAATTCGCGAACTGGATGATCCGAAAAAGTACAAAGCTGCTTCGAACAATTCCCGCAAGCGTGCCGCGGCGCTCTGGTCGATAACGCAAAACCAGCTTTTGCAATTTCACGAATTATTATTAGGTTTGGTTTATGGATCAAATAATTTATAACGTTGATAAAGGCGTTTCTGAATATTACGACTACAATAGTCCAGCCGTTACGCTGGAAGAAGCTAAGGCGCATTTGATCGTAACATTTGACGAAGACGATGTTTATATCAGCGCACTGATCCTTGCAGCAACCCAAGCTATTGCGGATTATTGCAATATTTCCATAAACAATGCAATGATAACCGTTTGGGGAAAGGCTGACAGTGTTGGAAGATTTAAATTACCATTTGGGCCGGTTAGTTATGTGATTAGCGTGGCGTCCATTGAACCTAACGGCGAATCTTGTTTTGCAACTTTATTTGGAAACAAAACTATAGGCACAATTCAGAATGCAGAATTGACTATTGCTTATTATACCGGGTTCAGCAAACCGATTCAGAATAACTTGAAACAGGCTATCTTAGCGCAAATAGCCTACATGTACGAGAATAGAGGTGACCAGGATAAGCAAACAGGCATTTGCGCACTGGCTCAACAATTATCACAACCTTTTAGAGAAATATGGATATAGGAATAGGATCAATGCGCTCAGTGGTAGTGTTCTATCAAAATAACCCCGTTTCTAACGATAACGGCGGGACTGATGATGTATTTACAGAAGCTGTCAAAACGCGTGGACAACTGCGAGAGAATTCAGGCAGAAAGCAGTTAGAGAACGGAGAATTGGGCTTCAATAAGTCATTTACTTTATACATACGTTATCAGGGCGCGTATCAATTCACTGTTGACACCCGTGTTGATATTGATGGTATTGCTTATCGCATTAACAATATCCAATTGATTAATCAAATTCGCCACGAATATAAATTGTCATTAAGTGCCTTTTAGCATCGAACTTAAAGGATTGGATCAGTTTAAAAAACAAATCGCAGAGGCGCAAAAGAATGTGCAGAGAGTTGTTGCGGCAGAGATAAAGGACGGTGCATTAGCAATTGCAGAGGATGCAAAGAAGGCGGCGCCAGCTGATGAGGGGTTTTTGAAAAATGGGATTACGCTGCAAGAATTAAATCCGTTTAATTGGGCAATTATCAGCAATGCAGCATATTCTGCCTATATAGAATTTGGCACAGGGTCAAAGGTTCAAATACCTCCAACATATGAAGAATTTGCAGCGCAATATAAAGGAGGCGGTGGTAGCAATGGGTCGTTTTATGAGGCAATAAAAGAATGGGTTAAAAGGAAAGGAATTGATCCGAAGGCATCATATGTTATCATGAGAGAAATATTAGCCAATGGGTTAGCGCCGCATCCCTTCTTTATTCCGGCCTTTGTAAAAAACCAGCCAATAATTATTAAACGAATCGAAGCAGCGCTTAAAACAATATGATCGATACTAAACTACCGCTTCGCCGGGCTTATTACTCAATGCTGAATGGGAATATTACCAGCAATGGTAATAATGTCCCTGTTTACGACGATGTTATTAAGTTGGGAGACGAGACAAATCTATATATCCTGCTTTCCTCACAGACAAGCAATGACGATTCAACTTTGTGCTGTTTCGCCTCAACCGATACCATGCTTTTAGATATTGTTTATAAAGCTCAAGGGCGCACAAATAAACAAGTGGTTGACACTATTGCTAATCAGATATTTTCATTAATATTGCCTTCGGTAGCTGGAAATGGATTGCCAGAGCAGCCTGAAATTGAAATATATCATCCGCGCGTCGAAAGCGACAGTTATGTGACAATGACGCTAGGGGCAAGCCAGCAAATCGTAAGAAGATTAATTACTTTTACTCATCGTATAAAACAGAAATAAAATGTCCGAAATACTTAGCGAACTGGTAACGTTGCAAATCCGTGAAGTTGGCGGTTCTACATGGAAAGACCTTGTATGTCTTACTGCATTAAGCATGCCATTGGCATCACAGGTAAACACAACCGATACCATCCATTGTGGCCCAAAAACAGCGGTCGGAAATATCACGCTAAATCCGACAGGTACGGCATTAACCGAAACTGATATTAATGCAAATACCGTAACGTTTAAGGAAATGAAAAACTGGCAATTAACCAAAACGCTAATTGAATACAAAGTTGAATACCCTGGAAGTGGCGGTTCTTATGGAGCTGATATTTTCCTTTATTCAACAGGCTTTGTAACTGCCACAGATTTAACTTTGGCTCCGTCTCAAAATATTACATTCACTTTTACAATTACTGGAAATAGTACACCAGTTGGAGTTCCTTTCTAATGAAAGCTGAAATAACAATCAACGGGATTAAGCAGCCTTTGTACTATGGTATGAAGGCTATACAATATTGCCTTACGCAGCCAGAGATATCGGAAAAGAAAGAAGGGGAAACGTATGGCGAGACTGAGTTTGCCATCATTGCAATGGGCGGCTATATTAACCAGTGTTTATTGGATCGTGTTCCGCAAACGCTGCAGCATTCTGATTTCTTTTTATGGGCAGAATCCCAAAGCTATTTGAGCGACGGTACAGAAGTTATTGCAATGATCAAAGCTTTTGAAGAAAGCAAGATTTATAAAGCTTTGCAAGAAAAGGGAACCGAATTGCAGCAACAATCAGAAGAAAAAAAAAGTCAATTGACTGGGGAGAAATCGAAGGGTTCTGTTTTGGAGAGTTA